AAGGTCAGTATAAATATGCTAAGTCTTGGTATAAAAACGATAAAAATTTACCACCAGGTTTCAAAGAAGCATATGATGAAAGAACTATGACTATCTTAAAAGATAAAGGTGTCGAAGTTAAACCACGTTCATTAGATGATATCAAACCTGGTGAAGCTCCGTTTTAAAATAGCAGAAGCCAAGACAGAAAGGCTAACATTCTTGGCTTTGCTATAAGTATTACTTGCTTATTTGTTTTTTTGCGTATGCTTTTACAACCGCTAAAGCTGCACCACCACCTGCAATGGCTGCTAACTGCAATGAATCTGCGTCAACACCTGCAAGTGGAGCTACTACTAAAGCACCGATGAACGCTTCAATAAATGTCCAAACGGTTCTTTCTAGCATATCTTTGAGTTCTTCACTCATTTTATAACTCCATGCTTCATTCCAAGGAGTCCACCCCACATCTTTCTTAAATGTGCCGTCTTGGTTTCTTTGTCTTTTATTTTTTTCAAATAAATCTGACATTATATAATATTCCTTCCACTAAGTTTACCATTCAATATTTTGATTTCTCCGTTTATTTCTTGTAGCTTCTCATAAACATCTGATTGTTCAGCAGGTTTGTTGAGTAAGTTCTGAATAGTTGTATATTCTATTGTAACTTCTTTACCTTGCAGTAATTGATTCGCAACTTTTGCATACATCTTTTTATATGCAACTGTGCTACTTCCAATAAAACCGTCTTTAGATATTTCTAAATCCTGTTGAGTTTCTCCAACTATAAGACAACCTGATGTGTGTTCGTCTGTATTCCCAGTGTGAATCAAGATGTATGTAAAATTAGGCACATCTTGTACATGTAACATTCCATAATGAGCATTCTTGTATCTTTCAGAATACTTGGCATGGAATCCACCAGTTTTTCTAAATTGAATATTGTAAGTGCCTTCAGGTATACATGTCTCATGCATAACCTTCACAGCTTGATACTGGTCTTCAAGGGTAAAACATTCGAACTCGTTATTAATTAGCAAAATACCATTAGTTGCATCAGTTCCAAACTGAGTTCTAACTACTGTTAGTTTCATATTATTCCTTTCTAAATCCTATGGTTAACAACCATACACCTAATGTAATTATAGTAGCAAGTCCTGTTATTTGTTGTGCGCTACCAGTAAGTGTAAGAGTGGCGATAATTAAACCAACTAAAGTCCAACTTAAGTTCAGTGTTTCTTTAGTTGCTTGAACTATCCAATTCCATAGTTTTTTTATCATAATGTTTTCCTAAACATAAATGCTGCCATACTTGCTATTCTAGTCAAAATAACCGGGACCACCACCTCTTGAGCTTTTTCTTTTTGGTCGGTAGTCATATCATCTCCAATAGATGATAAGGTAATGTCTTCAAAATTTATATCGACAAATGTTTCAATAGGATTCTCAAGGAATGTTTCAAACTGTACCTCGGTAACAACATCGGCTAGGGTGTAATTTTCTACATCAGCATTTTCAACAGCTCTTTCTACGTATTCCTCAACAGCTTCTGCAACTATTTCATCTTCTTTTACAGCTTCTGCAATAATCTCTACGTCTTCAGTTTGAACTTGTAATACTTCAGCTACTACTTCAACCTGCTCTTCGGTTAATTCTTCTATCTCTTCTATTGCTTCTTCAACGACCGCCTGAACAACCTCTTGAATTTCCTCAGTTGCTTGTTCAAGATTCTGTACGCCTATGTCATTTACTTCTTCAAGAACTTCTACAACATCTTCGGTGTCGAGTTCTTGCACAAAAGTTTCAATAGCTTCTTCGATTTCCTCATCAGATAAATCCTCTTCTTCTATATCAGGTATATCAATTATTTCCTCAATAACTTCTTCTAACTCTTCAACCTGTTCCTCAACCATTTCTTCAGAAAGTATCTCCTCAATTTTTTCGGGAGTATCCTCCAACGGTAAAACCTCAGGGAGAACCTCAACTTCTTCGACTTCTTCAAATTCTGTATCGAACTCATCATAATCCTCTTTTACTATTTGTTTTTCTTTGGGAGGTTTAGGTAAATTTTCCAAATCTAACTCTATTTCTAAATCCTCTATATTTTCTATAATTATAATCTCAACCTTTTCAAACTCTTCTAAATATTCCTCTACCTCAATAATTGTATCAATAAACTCTTCAAGTTCTTCTTCATCTTCAAAAATAAATATTTCAACTTCTTCTTCAAGTTCAAGTTTTTTAGTTTCTCGTTCAAGCTCCTCCTCAGTAGACTCATCTTCCACAAACTCAGGTACATCAACATCATCAAAAAACTCTTCTCCGAGTTCTCCCATGTCCTCTTCCTCAATGATTTCAATGTCATACTGTTCTAAATCTCCTCGTTCTATTTGTTCATCCGTAAGCTCAACACCATAAATTTCTAAATTCTTTTTGCGTTGATTATCTCTCTCTACTGTACCATCATCTATTTCATGTTGTTGATACTCTGCCTCTTCACCATTATCTAAGATAACTGTAAACACTTCAGGTTCAGGTGGTGGAGGCGGAATGTAAGGTTCAGGCTCAGGTTCAGGTGGCGGAGGTAATGTAGTAGTTGTAGTAGTTGGTTGTATGTATTTGAATGATATGTCGTCAAGCAAGGACCAGTCATTAATTGTTATTGTAAAACTTTCTATAAATGTTTCTAATGTGTCATAAATGTTGTAAACCACATCCTCAAACATATTATCAATATCTGTATTGTCTTGACCTTCAAGGACATTTACTTGTGTTGTTTCATCAGTATGTGTGTATGTAACTGTGCCATCATTATTTAATGCACCAATCCTAAAACCAACTTCGTATATATCTATATCTAATTCTTCTTCATCAACTGTTGTGGTTTCAGGTAATGTAAATGTGTAATCATTGCTATCGTTACCATGTTGAAAGTAATGTAGATTCATGTGAAAGTCTGTCATACCACAACAAGACCAGTTACCATTACTATGCTTGTCATCTATCTGTATGTTATTTTCTACCTCATTACCTTGACTATCTAACTCATCCTCAGGTAAATCTATATCTGTAGATTGTTCCCACTCAGGAATAGTTGTAGTAGTTGTGGTTGTTGTAGTAGTTTCTGTCTCTTCAGGTATTGTGGTCGTAGTTGTTTCCTCAGGACCATCAAATGTTTCTATCTCTTCAACCTCTCCAGGTATCGTAGTAGTTGTAGTTGTTGTTGTATTCTCTTGTTCTTCTTCGTTAGCTAGTGCTGATATTGGCAGCATAACTAAAGATGCTATTAACCACCATTGCAACAGCCTTGACCGCAGCACATATTACCTCCTACATTAGGGCGTTGACTAACACCACCAATGCAGACCCTGCTACAAGCCAACCGCTTAGTTCTTGTCTTGAAATTTTACTGTTTACTTTTTCGTGAAGTAAATCTATTCTCTCGTTTGTTTTTTCTTGGGTTTCAATAATTATGTTTAGAAGTTCCTTATTTGTATAACCATTTCCACTGCTCATGTTATCCAATCCCAATCCTCTTCTTTGTAATTGTCAGGTACATCAGGCACAGCAAATCTATCTAACCATGTTAAAAAGTTTTTAATAAAGTATCCTAATATAAATCCAATTACATAATCCATCAAGGGATTATATCATAGATTTACTCAGGCTTTGGATTATCAGATTTAACTTTTGCTATTGCATCTTTCCAAGTAGTTGTACCATTGACTGCATCCCAATATTGTTGGTCGAGTTGGTCAGGTATAGATGCGTAAGCCTCTTGCCTTGCAGAAATGTAACCGAACTGTTGTTCTTCCCATTTGGAGTTACCTAAATCAATTTTAGCTTGGTCATAATCTGCATCAGAAAATTCCAATCTCTCATTATTGACTTGTTTATATAAAGGCTTTGCTGCCTCTATCTCTGCGTCTGCTTGTGCTTGTAGCTCTTCTTTTGTTGCCATAATATCTCCTATATTACCATACTATTTTATTTTTTAAGTCCATAAAGTTTAAATGTTCCACCTGCAATATTATCTGTATTTGCAAAAAACTGTATGCCATCACAAGTTTGTGCAACTGTATGTACTGCACCACCTTGTGAGCCATTTAATGTAACTGTTCCTGCTCCCCTGTCATCAAAATTTGAACTTTCCTTTGTTATAAATGAAAATTCGCTTGAATTATTAAAATTAAAACAATATAAAATACCATTTGCTTGACTGCCTGTAACTGTACCATCTAATGATGTATTTGCTATATCCCAAGATGTTTCATCAGTTGCACTATTATCGTCAAAACTTCCAATAGATTTCAAACTTTTACTTGCTCTATCATAATTAGAAGTTGTATCAGCAGTACCCGAAACAGTTACCCTAGCTCTGAAACCTGTGTTAGAACTTGTTGTAAATGTAACATTATTAAATACAACTTTGTACACATCAAAGGTACTGTCAATACCAACCAAAGATACAGTTGCAGTTGATGAACTAACTGTTGTTTCTTGAATTAAAACTAAACTACCTGCCATTATTTAACTCCATATACAACTACTTCTAATACTTCATAATTACCACCTGACAAAAGCATTTGAAAACCTGTATTTGATTGTGCAACTGTATGAACACCAATGCCATGTGGTGCATAAATACCACTAGCCTCTAAAAATCCTGCTGAATTAGTTTTGTGAAATGTATAACTACTACTATCAAAAGGGTTGTACATTGTTATTTCTATCCCATTACCTGCAAAATTACTAGCAGATTGTGATGAAATAAGCCTCCACTCTGATTCCCCTGTATCTTTTTGTTCAGAAATACTTGTGTAACTTCTTAAAATCTGTATTGCGTATTCGTAATTAGTTGTACTATCAATACTGTCATCACTTTTAATTAATCTCATTCTTAAATTTGCTAATTGTGATGTATCAATCTTTGTCATAACTATTTTATATACATCATAATTTGCACTAAAACAATTTGTAATTGATAGATTATTTGCAGTAGAAGTTAATGTTTCTTTTTTTATAAACTCTAAATTAGTAGCCATTAAAAACTCCTTATTCCATAAAGAGAAAAATTTCCTGAAAAAGTACCACCATTTGTTAAAATCCTCATACCATCAACTGTACTTGCTTGTGTTAATACACCACTTCCAAAATTCATTTCAAATACAGCACTATCAAAGTAGTTATAAACTGTATGATAAGTAGAAAAACTATATTTTGTGCTATCCCCTAAATTATAAAAATAGATATAGGAATTAGCAGAACTATCACTTGCATTATCTATACCACTTCCAACAGACATTACACCACTACTAAATGAAGTAGATTTGTATTCTGAAAAAGTACCATTTGCCCTTCCACCTTGTATTGCAATTTGATAAACAGATGCAGTTTCAACTACCCCATTTTCAAAAAGTTGAATAGTAAAAATCTTATTATCTGTATCTGCTTGATAATTATTTACAGTTAAAAAATGCACATTGTAAGTGTTTTCTTTTATTGATGTAAAATCTAAAGTGCTTATTGAACTTGCAGATTGTGTCTGTATCAATTCCAACTGTCCATACTTTGTAAATTTATTTTCATTATCTAATTCAATAATTTGATTAGGTGTAAGCACACCTTTGTTACTTCTGAAGGCTTGTGTTACTGCATCTTTAGGAATATAACTCATATTTCTACACTACCTTATACAATGTAAATGTTCCACTATCAATGTCTCCTGTGTCCATAAAGAAATTTACTCCATCAACTGAACTTGCACTTGTAAAAACACCTCCACCCTGATTGCCGTGATTATTTCCACCATTAAACATATAAGATTGTTCAATACTAAAAAAACTGAATTCACTAGAGTTATTTGCATTGTAAATATATTGTATTTGTGAAAGACTTTCACCTGCTGTATTTTTACCAATACTTCCTGATATATCAAATTTATTTTGATTTGTACTAGAGGAATTCGTAAAACCAGTATTTGCAGCTAAAAATTTAAAAGCACTGTCATAATTTGAGGTTGAGTTAGCAGTACCACTTTCAGTAAATCTCATTTGTAAATCTGCACCATCTGTGCTTGGAATAACATTTGTACTTGCAACCATATAAACATCATCACTATCTATGCCTGTTAAGGTAACACTAGCTACTGCACTTGATACTGTATTTGTTGATACTTGTAATAATCCCATTATGTATCAACCCTTAGTCCATAAACTTTTAATTCACAATCAGCAGTTGTATTGTTTATTAATTGCAACCCTGTTACTTTTGTTGTTTGTTTTAAAACACCAATATTTTTAAACCCCTCATAAACATTTGAAGTACCACCTAAATCGTAATTATGAGAACATTGGCTCATTAAAAAAGTATAACTAGAAGTAGATGTTGGATTAAAAATATAACCTATTGCAACACCACCATAATTATTTTCGTTTTTATTAATAACTCTAAAAAAAGTTTGATTGGTTGCTCTTAATTCACTAAAAGATGTTGCTGATTGAGTAACAAGCATAGCATAATCATAATCACTTGTTATTGCACTACCTGAACTATTTAAAAGTCTTATATCTTGTTCTTCTTCTGCTGAAGATTGATAATATGTATAGAATTTATAAATATCAAAATCATCAGTAAAGACATCTTGCAATTCTAAAGTAGATACAGAAGTTGCAGAAGTTTCACTAATTAATCTTAGGTTACTCATAACTGTTTTACTCCAAAAAGCTTTATACTTCCTGTCATATTTCCAAAATTATCTTTTACTCTTATTCCATCTACTGCACTATTTTGTGGTAATACTCCACCACCAAAAAAAATATTGAAAACATTACTTGAAGTTTCCCCTGTGCCATGTGCAGTCAAAAAACTATATTTGCTTGAATTTCCTAAATTATAAAAATATAAATATGCACTTGTTGCAGTATTTGCAATATTACTTTGAGTAAAAAGAATATGACTTCTACCTGTACTTTTTACTTCTGCATAAGTTCCTGAAGCTAAACCTGATTGGAAAGCGTCTTGATAAACAGTTGCAGTTTCAAGAACTCCACTTTCATAAAACTGTATTCCAAAATTTGTTGTTGAAGATATATCTGTTGTATTAACTTGCATAAAGTGAACATCATATTTGCTTTCTTTTATAGAAGTAAAATCTACTGCACTAACACTAGATACAGTTTGTTCCTCAATAAGTTCTAAACTACCACCTAGTTGTCCTGCTTTTTCTAATTCATAAGCCTCGGTAACAGATATTACACCTTGATTTTTTACTTGTTGTTTTATCTTGGTAGAAGTATCTCCCAAATATCCAAATGACATTGGTTACTCCTAATCTGTTATTTCAAGATAACTTGCAAAAAATTCTATATCTGATGCTGCTGATGCTAATACTTGTATTTTATCACCTGCATCTAATACTAATTTAGAAGTACCTAAAACATCTAAAGAAGTATCAGCAGGAACAGACATAGTCTTAGCAATATAAGAATCGCTAGAACCATCACTGTCAACTATTCTAACATCAACTGTTGCATCATTAGTTCCATCTACATTAGTTGCTCTAAGCATTAAGACTATTGCCTCATGGTTAGAATCTATTGCAGGAATTAAATCTGCTAATGATGTTGTAGCATCTTTGTATGCGTTCTTGAATACATTTGCCATATTATTCCTCTTATCCTAGTGCTATTATCAATCCAATATCTGCAAAGCCTTGTGCTGCTATTGTTGTGTCAACAAAGTCTTTCACTGCTGCTGATGTTGGAATTGTTGTATCGTTGTCATTTGATGAAATACCTTCTGATTCTGTAACAAGTGTACCTGCAGCAATATCTGATGAGGTAACTGATACAGTAAAGGTAAGGTCGTAAGGGTCACCATCTGTACCATTATCTGTGTCGGTCCAGTCAATGTCAATACCACCACCTTCAACAAACTTAACTTCTCTTGCTGTATAAACTCCTGATGCGACAGCAGGGTTAATTGTTACCTCTGTACCATCACCATCCTCTAATACGAAACCTTGTTGTATAGCATCATGTGCCTCATCAAAATGTTGTTTTACTACAGCTAATCTGACTTTTGTACCTGAGGCGTGTGTTGGGTCAGTTCCATGCTTTGAATCAATATCTCTAGTTACAGTAGCGTTAGTGTGGTCTGTTCCTGATGACCATAAGACTACCTCTCTGTTACTATCATTATCAGGGTCAATAACCAAATATACAGGTGCATCTACACCTGGGTCTGCTGATAAGTTGATTGATGTACCACCACTTGCTAACTGTGCTGCAAGTGTAGTTTCAAAAGCGTTTACTAAATTAGTCTCTCTTGCTACCATATCTCTCCATTATACACATATTTTTATCCGAATCTCATTATTGCAAAACCATTTACACCAAGAATATCGCCTGATGTTACCTGGCTAAAGGTTTGCTGTCTTGTTCCTCTAACAGTGAGTATAGCATATTGTGTTACGCTGCCAATGTTTGGATTACTTTGTATCGGATAACTTATTTTTTCTACAACACCTCTAATTATTTCTGCAGGGTCAAACAACTCTAATGTAACAGCATCACCTTCTTTTTGTTTCAGTGATTGGTAAATTGTTTCACCTAAGTTTTTTACTCTTATAGGTTTTCTATAAGGTCTTTCTACTCTATCAGAAATATTTACAGGTATTTGTACAACTACTAATTCAGG